CCGAGCAGCTCACGGTAGCCCGCGCTGTCTTTTGTTGTGATGTCAATTGTTTCCGTGTTAAGAGAAAGCGAGCAGTCGGTAGCTGCTGCGATCAGCGTGCTGTCAATGTAGACGCCGAGTTCTGTTCCGTTAAAAATGGCCATTTTATTCTGATTCTATAGATTCTTTTTCGGTCTTCTTCTTCGGCGCGTCAAGGTATCCTTTCTCCTTTAGTTCCGCTGCGAAGTCGGTAGTAACAGAAGGCGTGTCGCCTTTCTTAAAGTTGTTCCCGCGCAGCTTGCACGCCTTCATGATTGTAACCTTCATGGCTGCAATTTACGGCAAAATCATTGACTGTATCAAATGCCTTTCTTGGCCAGCAGAATCTTGAGTTCGTTGACAGCTTCTAGCAGCGTGTCCAGCTTCTTCGCCATGTCGTTCTCGCGCTTCTCAAGGTTAATGATTCGCGACTTTAGAAGCGTGACCTCTTGGTTTATCTTAGTCCATGCTGCGATGCCTCCACCGAGCAACGCGATGAACTCAAATATCATCGCTGCCGTTATCTGTTCCATGCTCAAATATCGTCTATTTCAAACCAACCGTTTTCCACCATGTAGTCCTGATCGCGCACCGTCGTCGTGCTGGGTATGATGGCGGCAAATGGGAACGCGTCGGTGTTGAGCGCATAGGATGCGAGGTTAAACCGCTCGTCCGCTGTCAGCTCAGGAAACAAGCTTACCAACTTTTCCAGCGTCGCCTGTTCGTGTACAGGTATCAAGTACTCCGTATCCACTTGCAGCGCGTGCTGTACGCCGTCAGGATGCACGATAACGCCGAATACGGTCCCGTCCTTTTGGTACGGCTCCTGCACGGCCAGCGGCGTTGTGATGTTGTAGAGTTCGCGCGTAATGGACTTGGCGCGTTTCTCGCTTGTCAATGTGCCCTCGGCTAAAACGATGATGTACTGCTGCGCCATTAGAAGATGCTGTAAAAGGTGTTGATGTTGCTCTCGATGCCCGTGCGGTTGCTGGATTGGTCGGATAGGTAGAAAATGACTTCTTGCGCCTTACCTAAGTAAAAGTTCCTAATCGCCACCGCTGTCTCGCTGAACAAACCAGCGTTAGAAGTTGCGCTTGTTGATGCTGGCCCGCTTGTCGTGTTTGCGGTCGCTCCGTCTATACCCGTTCCAATTGTTGAACTGGCGTAATTTTGGAAAACTAATTGGTGACCTGCACTGTATGAAGTAGTTCGTAAATCTGAACTATCCACGGAGAAAAAATGTTTACCGTCCTCAAACAAAATGATTCGTATCCCGTCATCATTAGCGTCGCGCAAATCGTACAAGTACCTTCTTGAATTATTATTTGTGGGGCTGATTGTATGGAATGCCGTAAAACTTGAGGTTGTGCCAATATTCCATGATGTTTCAAACCTGTCGTTCGAGCCATCAAACTCCACAGCAGGCTTTCCGTTTTCCGTCACTACGCCCGTCGTCCCGTCGTAAATCTTTGGCTGATTCGCCGTCGTGCTTTGCGTCGCGTCGTTCGTGTTCCCGCTTTGGTCGTACCACGTCTTTACGAATCCGTCGTTCGACCCACAGTGCGCGGCAAGGCTCACGGTGTCAAGCTCACCGAATACGTTAAACCCGATATCGGTTTCGGCGTTGTCGTTGGATCGTCGCACTCGAACGGCGCTCCCGCTGTAGGCAGTTCGCAGCTTGCGCAAAGAGTAGGCCGCAGCCGATCCTGTATAGGTGTCAAGTAGTGGCGTGTTTTGGGTGAAGTAGTCGCCTATGTTTTGTTCGATGCTGGTGCGGTTGGTGGATTTGTCGGAATCGTATACTATAATTTCCTGAATCCTACCGTTGTAAAAAAAGGCGCCCGCTTTTACGCCAATGACAAACGAATTAAAATCATCAGTTTGCAGCGATGCCGTGTTGACGCTGCCTCCGTTTACAGCGATTTCACTAGTGCTACCATTAAAGGAATATATTAAGTTCTGATTAGTTGTTGTGGCTGAGGTCGTTACGCCCTGCTGGTTTTGCAACCTTACCGCTCCGGCTTCACTTCTCACAAATTCGCTTGAATCCGTCGCGCTTCCAAATATTACGTTTTGCGTGTCGTCGTCTGCTGCTGCTACTGCAAAATTTGTAAATACGCGAATATCAACGCCTGTAGGTAATTCGTCGTTCGTTCCATCGAACTGCACCGCTACCCGTCCGTTCTCCTTCACAATCGCGCCGCCTGTGTAGATAGTCGGCTGGTTTGCGTGCGTCGTCTGTACTGCGTCGTTGCCTGAACCCGTGCCGCCCGTTTGGCTTTGGTCGTACCAAGTCCGCACCTTGCCAGTCGTACCTGAGCAAAACGTAGATAACGCCGATTCATCAAGGTTGCCGTTTACATCAAAACCAATATCCTGTTTGGTATTGTCCGAACTGCGCTCTACCTCGATAGCCGCGCCCGTGTAGTTCCCATTCAACCGCCGCACCGAATACGCCGCCGCCGCGCCGCTGCCGTATGATTCATTGAGCAAGCCTGTAAAGGCAGGCGCAGCGGTCGCCTCCTCCCACGTCTGCAACAGCGTAAACGGCGGGCTGCCGTAAGTGTCGCCATCCCTGAACCCTTCGAACGTCGAAGTTGTAGCAGAATAAGCGGTGTCGTCTGCAAACGTGTGAATCAACGTAAAGTCGCCGATGGCGTCGCCGCTTTCAAGGAATCCCGCCTTGTGATAAATCTTGCGCTCAATCTTCTTTCCGCTTGATGGCGTGTCGGATTGCGCGTCGATGAAGATACCGTCGCCGTCTGCCTTAACCGTATACACCCGCTCCACAAATGGCGTGGTGGGCTTGTGGTTCTCTGCGTCGTCTTCAAAGCGGTTGGTAAAGTTCGGCAGTGACTTGAACGAGCTTGTCGTTGTGTCGAAAATCAACGCCTCGTTACTTGCGGGCGTTCCTGTTATCGTCACGTCGCTGAGGTCGTTCAACTCCGTAGGCACGGAGCTGGTGTCTGCCTTCGCATTAAGTGCCGTTTGCGTGGCTGTACTCACGGGCTTGTTCGCGTCGCTCGTATTGTCTACGTTGCTGAAGTCGGCGCTGTTGGCCTTTGCGTTCAAAGCCGTTTGCGTTGCTGAACTTACAGGCTTATCACCGTCGCTGGTGTTGTCCACGTTGCCCAGCCCGACGTCCGACTTGCTGATGTTATCGTTCACCCAGTTGCCGCCGTCGTAGATAAGAGCTTCACGATTTGCGGGCGTGGTAATGCTCGTATCTGTTAAACCTGTCAGCGTGTTGCTGCCTGTTGCATCGTCCGCCGCTTCCCAGTTGCCGCTGGTGCTATTGTATGCAATCAGTTGGCCGTTCGATACGCCGTCAACGTCTACGTCAGAAAGTTGACCAAGCTGCGCACCCGTGACTGGCGTACCTTGTGCAATCGTGAAATCGTCGCGCTTGATGCGGAAGGTAAACGTCAGCACCTGACTGTATCGGCGCGGGTCGTATTCAATGTTAATATCAACGTCATTGAATTGCACGCTTTCCACATTGACGCCGTTGTACGTTCCGCTCACACGATCCAAAGCAGCACGGACCGCAACGCCTACGTCAGCCGCTTTGTTGTAGGTGTCGGCATAACAAATAAATTCAAAGCGCACCTCGTCAAGCTTGGAAGGTCCGTCGTGCGTATCCTCAGGGTCTACGCTCTGCAGCTGATACACGATAAAAGGCGTGGCTGTCTCCTGCTCTGCAATCTCAGGAAATATATTAGTGCTCACCAAGTCAGTGACGCCGCTGTTCGTGCTCAAAATTCCATATACTGCCTTTCCTGTATTCATTTTCTTCGTGTTGCTTTTACTGTCTTTGCAATCTCCTTGCGGTACTGTTGGCGCATCTTGTCAAACGCCTTGGGTGCAGCTGCTGTAATCGACTTAAAAAATACGTCCTTGTTGCGGTTGCTGCCCTTTATAAACTGGTCACCACCTTCTACAATGTTTGCAAACCAGCCGTCACGGTTTACTGGAGCGCGGCGCCCTACTCGTGGCCCTACCCAGTACGCATTTTGTTGGTTGCTGATAAGCCACACCTTGACCGACCTGCGCAGCGTACCAACTGGAATGTCCATCTTGTAAGGCTTGCCAAAGGTAGCACTGCGCTTTGTGTGGCCACGTCGCAGGCGTATCGTTTCACGCGCATCGCGTATGTTGCCGATCATCTCTTTCTTGATGACGTTGCCAGCCGTGCGGTGAATTTTGCGCTGCGTCTTGTTGTCCTTGATGTGCTTGGCAATTTCTTTGAACTGCTTTTCAAGCGGCGCGGTGTGCGCAAATACTGTTCGTTTTGCTGCCATCAGGTGCCAGTAATTTGACAAAGCAACACAAGCTGGTCCTGTCGGCCAACCTCCTCAATGCCTTGTATGTTGTAATATTTGCCGTCATACAGCACGCGGTCGTCAGCCTTGATGCCTCGGCTGTCGCTGCTGCTGCGAATCTTAAAGCGCACGCGCTGAATCGGCATGTCTTGGTTCGTGCTGATGCGCTCGGTCATACCTTCGCCCGTTTTCATCAGCTCGGCCCATACGGTCATCAGCGTCGTGTAGTCC